TGATAGTCTGGCCCGGGTGCTCAGTCTCCCAGTCGCCAATATTGGCATTTGCTTTATCAGCGGCGGCCTGTGCCGTGTCAACCTCAGTTTTCAACGCAAGGCCCGCAAGAGGACGTCCCACCCATACACGGGAACCCCGGTCAAACAGGCCACGCGCCGAATTAAGATATTCCCGGGTCAGTTGTTCAGACGGAATATCAAGTGTCGGTGTGAGAATGACCCGTCGTTTGGCGTCAGAATATTTCACATTCAGCCCGTCCGCTTCCTGAAAAGTCGTCTGGTTTACCTTATGGTTAGCCAAATCCCGGACTTCCTCAATGTCGGCAGCCAGCTGGGTGTCCTTGGCTTTCAGTTCGGTTACGGCGTTTGCCCGGGTGTTTTCTTCCTTCTGCACTTCCTGCGCAATGGTCGTGTCAGGGAACGTATTATCCCAGTCCGACGCATTGCTTTCAAGGTCGGTCAGGCGGGCAGCGTGCTTTGCGATTTCTGCCGAATTGTCCGCGATGTTCTTTGCGTTTTTGCTGATGTTAGTGTTCTGAATGGCCTGTTCAGCTTTCAGGGCATCAATATCAGTCTTGTTGGCGGTGATGCGGTTGCTCAGAGCAGTATCTGCGTCAGCGCGGGCCTGTGCTTCGGCGGCATCTGCCGCCTTATAGGCCGCGTCAAGGTCAGAAATAGCCTGCTTGCGGTCGGCGGTCTCCTGCGCAATAGCAGCGGCGTTTGCGGCCTCTGCGGCCTTTGCGCGGTCAATCTCAGCGTTCAGGCTGGCGGTCAGGTCAGCAACGTTGGATTCAACAGTGTCCAGACGTTCACCCCATGCCGCCATATCCTTTTCCCACTGAATAACCTTCTCGTTCCAGCCGTTGATAAGGTCGGTGAAACGCTCGTTGTCTTTCTGGAACTGCTCAACCAGTCGGGACAGGTCGGTGACGGTTTTCTTGAGGTCTGCGAACTGCGCGTTGTAGTCGGACGTCTTGACCCAGTACTTCGTCTGTCCTTCCGGGTATGGGGGCAGCTGTGCGCCCTTCGGAACATAGCACTTAGACGTGTAGCAGTCGCCGTTATGGACTACGATAGTCAGAGGCTCATACTCCCGTTCGTCGTCCCACTCCACGGGGTCTGCGAAAATCGGGACATACCGTGCACCGATGTACATAGATGTGCCGCCCTTGAACGGGGGCGGGGGACACGGATGCGGGTGCGGCGGGCATCCGTGCGGATGGCAGCAGTCACCGCCCGGGGCGTGAGGTGCGCAGGAAATCGGGAAGTCATTGCAGTTACAGTTTGCCATAATGAAAATGCTCCTTTCTCAGTAGTAAACGACTAAGTGCCCATATCCCGGTTTATCGGGGTCAAGCAGGGTATCAAAGTGCAGGAAATCCCAGCTTGCGGGGATATAAGCGACAAAGTGCCCGTCATCGTCAAGGCCAAAGAACACGAAACGAACCATCTGATAAATGATATCGGTCATGTTGGTGTTGACCCATTCGATGAACGTATCTTTGGTGAAATCGCCTGCTTTCAGCTTTGCAAAAAGCTGGCAGGTCGCTTCTTTCAGCTGCGCGGTCAAGGTATCCAGACCGTCAAGACGGGTATCCTGCCCGATATCGTGCAGCCGCAGGGTTTCGGTGTTGGTCAGGGCCTGTTTCAGCTGGTTCACCAGCCAATACAGGTCATACTGGTAGTGGTCGCCGGGTGCGGCATACGGGGGGGACGTCTGAAAGATAAACGGGGTGCTGATATCGGCGTTCTTCGTTTCGTCAGCCATAAAACTACTCCTTTCATAAAATCCCCCGCTTGCGCGGGGGTCGGTCAGTTAGTGTTTGCCGTTCAGCTGCGCAAGCAGGGCGTCAGCCTTGAGCGCATTCTGGGTGAAACTGTTGTTTTTCCACCACGCCACCAGGGCGGCACCGATGGTAAAAGCAGCAGAGACCAGCTGGGTGATTGCTTCATCCTCAATGGGCAAGGGGGAATGCCCCGTCACAGTGAGGACCTGATTGATGATAGCCAGTGCAAGGATAATAGTTCGTGCAATGGTACCTGCGGAAATATTCAGCTTATCCATAATTAAATCTCCTTTCTGGATTGCTGTTCTAAATCATCTATTCGATGATTTGCGACTTTGATTTGCTCTTCAATGACGGGGATTTTTTCAGCAAAGGAATTGTGTTTGCGGACTTCCCGGGTCAGCTCTTCGATTTTTACGTCGGTGACGGCCTGCGATTTGCTGTTGGCAATCAGGACGCCCGCAAGGGTGACGATACCTGTAATAATGGCGGCAACAATCGTTTCCACTGTACCGCCCCCTTAATACACGTCCAAACAGAACTTTGCATGATAGTCATTGGCAATTGCCATGTACACGTCAAACAGAACCGTTTCACGTTCAGCGTCAATCATCTGTTGGGTGGTGGTGACGCCGATGTTACCTTGTTTAATCCAGCCATGGTTATACATGTCAGTGACTTTTTCTTTGCCCACCTCTTTAGCATCTTCGTGCCGGATATCGTGAGCCTTTGTTTTCGTGTCGGTCGTGCCTTTGGTCGTGCCGTCCGTCTGGCTCCCGGTGGTTTGGTCCTCATGCCCGTGGGTCTCTGTGTCAGACGTTCCGGTTGTTACAGTGGTCGAATTTGCGACGGTGGAAGATGTGCCGGTGAAGTCGGTAGTCTCTTTATGCTCCCCGTTTTCGGTGCTGTTAAAAGTCTCATTTGCCACCGTGTGTGTCTGGTCGTCGGGCTGGTAGTCCGGTGCATTTTCGGGGGAAATATCACGGGTTACGGTCTGGTCGAGATTTTTTGTGCTTTCCGTGGTCTTTTTATCAGTTCCCTCGACGTCCGTCTTGTTGGTGGTCGTGGTGGTGCTGGTATCATCAGTCACCGACTTGCCCTCAGTCGCCGTGTGCCCTGTTCCTGCTGTTTCGTCGTGCAGCTCCGTGCTTCCGGTCTCGTGATAGTCTCCGGTCGTCACCTGTCCCACGGTCTGCCCGCTCTTTCCGCGATTGATGGCGGTTCTGTCCTGCGTGGTATCGCGGTCAGTGGTACGGACGTCGGTTGTTCTTTCCTGTACGTCCGTGTTCCAGATGGGGTTATACTTAAGCTGTGTAGTGCTATAGAGCTTTTCCCAGATGGGCATACTCTCCTGCACCCAATACCGGATTGCATCCACCATCCAATACGGGTCAGGCCGGTATAGAGGTGCAAGGCCGTGCTCCCGCATGATGATATGGATAGCAAGTTCCCTATCCATGCCAACTGGCACTTTGAAATCACGGAACAGACCTTCCGGGATATTGCACAGGAGCTTGCACGCACGGTCGATGGCATCACTGTTTTGGTTCGTGCTGTTCTGGTTCGTCATGCTCCCCCAGTACATCGGCATTATCTGCACCCCCTTCTCTCAGCTCTGGCGGCTCGTTGATTTCGATAGAAATCTGTGTTCCATACATATCATTACACACTTTCACCGATTCGTCAAGAGAAATCTTCCAAACTTCCCGGCGATTGTACGTTTCAGCGTCCGCGCTTGCGCTCTCGTTTGTCACAAGCCGTTCTTTCTTATCGGGCTGCACCCGAATTCCCAGCTCCCTGTAAAAGTCCTGCAGCGTCTTGCGTCTCAGGTCGTACAGGTCAGGCAGGATAAAGTTTTTCGACAAATCGCGGTCAAACTGCATGATAGGCAGCTGATACTGTGCATCAGTTTTGTTCATAACAGGTTTTTGCAGCTGCCCGTTGACCACAATAGCAGGTTTGCCGTTTTCCAGCTGTTCAAAAATGGTTTCAAGCGTGCGGCGGTCTTTGTCATCTTTGGCGATGGCAGCATAGGCAAAGCGGCTGTTTACAACGGCCTGCCGAATGGAAACTTCCAGCTGTTGCATTTCAACGGCGTATTTCTCGATGATATCCCAGACCCCGCGATAGTCGGGTGTCAGCTTGATAACAGCGCACTCTGTGCCGATTTCAAGTGGTCTGTCAAACTGGAAAAAGGGGGTCTGTACCATCATGCCGCGCGGCTGGAACTGCAGACCGAAACCCGTAGGCGAACCCGGCTGCACCACAAGGCCATATGTTTTGGAGTTGAACACAACGGCATAGCCCATACGCAACAGCTGGTAAAGAAACGCGTCATAGTCCCAGCCGATTTGCCCGGGGCCTGCTTCCGGCAGACCATGGATTTTATACAAGGCCCGCATGCGCTGGAAAAACGAACGTTCCCAGTAGTTGAGAACATCCGTGCTCAGAGACGGGGGACGAAATCCGCCGCATGCTTGCGTGTCATAGTTCCCTTGATAGCACTGATACATGGTATCACCTTTCCTTTCTTATTCAATAAACACTCCGCCGTCCATAGCGGCGTTAATATACGCGGTTTCGGACCCGGTTGCCATAGGTGCAGCAACGGAAAATCCGCGCGTTTTACAATACCCATTTGCCGGGGTCGCAACCCTCATGACGGGATAGCCATACAAACCTTGATACCCTGCGTCGTCAATGGGTGGATAGTACAATAAAGTCAACTGCGCTTCCGTCGGAAGAAGTGTTTGGCTTGCACCTGTGGTCATACCGACGCACTCATTGATGGGCTGGATGCTCTGCTTGACGCCCTCTACACCAGAAGTCAGACCGGCAACCGCTCCAAACGGCCCCATTGTCGAGCCGACGCCCCCGCCAAACTGTAGTGCAGAACCGACGGCAGCAATAGAGCCGGAAACCGCTTTCACGGGGTCAATGTTAGATGTGCCGATACCGTACACGCTGGAAATATTGGTAGACCCAACATAACAGCTATAGTTACCGGCGGTTACCCTAATTGAAACACTTCCGTCAAGATAGGTCATGCACCAGTCAACACCAACGGTTGCAGCGTTATTGCACTGGTCAACCGGAATGCCAACAACGCCAACCATCGGGATATACAGCTGAATCTGGCAATTCAGGCGTTTCCAATCGGTAGCGGGCCATGGAATAGCGATATCCGTATGAACTGTCAGATTATCGTCCATTGTGACAACACGGCCAAAAACCCCTGTATTGAACTGCCCTAAAGTAATTTCCTTGCCACGTCCAGCTCCACCCGGTGCAATGGGTAGCCAAATACAGGAGCGAATACAGCTTGTTGCAGTATCGCCGAACACCATCTTGTTCATAAACTCAGGTAAAGCCAGCTCCCACCGGACAAACGCTTTAGTCAGACCTTCCCACGTTGCGGAAACCGCGGTCAGCAGGCTTTCCAGCTGCGTCTGGTCGATTTTATAAGATAGCAGGCCGCTTTTACCAACAGCAGACAGAATGTAGATACCGGTAGTATCGCCAAGTTTGCCGTCCGTGATATCAGCAGTAACCGTGGCAACCGTGGGTTTCATTGCAACCGCCTGTCGGGAATCCTGCAACCGGTATTGTGCGCCGCTGGCATCGGTGTTAAAGCCGTACTCAATAAACGCTTTTGTTTTCTTGATATCGTCCGCGAACGTCGCCAATACATCAATCGTGCAAGAAAATTGCCAGTTGTTGGCGTTCAACGCGGTAATATCTTCAATCCAGTAATAAGCGTGGGTTTCTTCGATATAGCAATAGTTGTACTGCGGGGAAATGTTCAGGCTGTTCAGCCGCACATAAAACACGGGCGTTTCCATGCTGCAGGCCCGTTTCATGTAAAACGGAAATTCGTCAGGAAGTTCAGATAGTGCAATGCGCTTTGTGCTGTTGACCCTTTTAGAGACCTTGCCCAAATGCGCATGATACCCGTGTTCAATACCTTCGTTATGGTCTGCCATATAATAACCTCACTTTCCTTTAAAATAAAACAGGGGCGGCGGTGTGCCGCCCCTGTACATTCAGTTTGTAGGGGTTATAATAGAACCTTTTACGGTTCGTCGGACATGAACATCAGGATTGCGTTCTGCGTGGGATTCTGCGTGTAGTTCATCTTCCAGTGATGCTCAGTGTTGTAGTATTCACCGGAAATGTTGAACGGGGTAGTGTACACGCTATCCTGATAGTAGGTAGTCGCCATGGCCTTGCGGTCGTACAGCAGGCCCACGACATAGGACAGAGCAACAGCCCCGCCCGTCACCTGTTTGCCGGTGTTCACGTCGAACTGCGACGGGATGCAGGAAATGGCGGGTTTGTCGTTGATGTTCTGCCAGAAATCAACCCCCTCATAATTGCCGAAACTCAGGTAGCCGGGGCCAAAGATGGCAGGATAGACCCAGC